AACCCGTGCCACCATGCCCCCGCCAAGCACTGGCACAACTTGTGCCATCTGAACACCCCTCAACGCGCCACGGAGCGCCCCGATAATCGCAGGGGGGTACATACACCCTACCCCGCCCGTTTCCTCGCCTCTCCGTTGCTCCTAGCCCCATGAACATGTGTTCTATTTGGTATTGTTACATTGTTAAGAAATCTTACAATAAAAGGGTATTGACAAGCACGAAGAGGCGGGGTATGGTGTTCATGTCGGGATCAACTGCACCAGATGCAGGGGGCGAAGACAGACACAAGGAGGCACACAATGGGAAAGAGCAGAAAGACAACGGCAAGGGAGACCCTCGCCATGTTTGAGGCAGAGCGCAAGAGTCTGGCAGACTTGGGGCATGTCATGAGTGCATGGACGCTCAGGGTTGCAGACTCTTACCCCTCCGCTAAGTGCTACAACTGCTCAGGGGTTGTTCAGAATGAGGGGGTAGTGTTCATGGAGTCCGCTACCCTTCGCGGGCAGTGCCCGCGGGGGTATTGACACCCCGCCCCGCTAGGGGTAGGGTAGAGGTAGAGGGGGGCGGGATCTACCCGCCCCCCCATAGTAAGGAGGCACACAACATGAGCGAGAAGATGACACCAGCCGAGCGCGAGGCGCAGAATCTGCCCCGATACGCGGGGGAGGCGAAGATCCGCGACGGCAACGCTTGGGCGATCATGGCGGCGGTAGCCGTTGCGATCAAGAAGCAGGGCGCAACGGCGGAGGAGGTAGAAGCCTACCGCGCCGACGCTATGAGCGGAGACTATGACCATCTACTCCGCGCGAGCGGGCGCATGATTGACCTCGGCTAGAGCAGAGGGGGCAGAGGGGGCGGGATTTACCCGCCCCCCTAGCCCATAGCGAAGGAGGCACACAACATGACGCGCAAAGATTTTGAGCTTATCGCCGACGCGCTAGGCTTGGCGATCCATAGGGAAGGGGTGCACGAGGAGGGGAGCACGCTCTCCGCGTGGCGGGTAGCGGAGGAGGTAGCCGACGCTCTGCGCGGCTCTAACCCTAACTATGACCGCGCCCGATTCATGGCGGCCATAGCCGCTACCGTAGAGAAGGAGGGCGCACGATGAGCGCAACGGCGACGGGGTACGGCGTGCGGGGATGCACGGAGGAGGGATGCGGCGCGGTGCTAGTCTACCCCGACGAGGGGAGCACCTGCGCCGAACATACCTGCGAGGGATGCGGGGCGGGGGTAGACAATCTCTCCCGCTTCTCGCTCCCGTGGCGGGATGAGCGCGGCACCGTGCACCTAGACAATAGCGCAACGGCGTGCGTAGACTGCTACGCCGCAACGATGGAAGCCCTACCGCTAGGGCGCATGCTACGGGTTGAGTATAAGCGGCGCGGATAGCCGCAACGGGGGGCGGGTATGTTGCCCGCCCCCTATTGACACCCCGCCCGATAGGGCGTAGGGTATAGGCAGGCGGGGACAATCCCCGCCGATAGTAAGGAGGGAACACAATGGCGACACGATACACGGAAAAAGACATTGCGGGAGCCGTGCGAGGGCTAAACATTACGGCAGGATTTACGGCGGCGGAGGCAGATGCTCCGCTATGGTACACGGATACAGACGGCGAGCGCCGCGCTATGGTAGGGCGCTACTACGTGCAGGGCGCCTACGGCGGCTGGCAACTGGTGCAGGTTGTGAACGAGGGCGGCGGCGTGCGCTCCATCACGTCGGGCTATAGCCCGCGTCGGGAGTTGTACGCCCTGATTCATGCCTACCGCGAGGGTATGGGCGCGGCGAGCGCAGAGGATCGCTACACCGTGGCGGCTATCCGCGCACGGGTGCCAGAGTACCGCGCGGAGCGGGAGACATACGCGGCGGCGGTAGCTTCGGCGCGGGAGGGGGTACGATGACAGGCGAAAAAATCGGGCAATGCGCATGCGGTAAGGGCGGCGCATGGTACGCAGACAATAACGGCACACGCTCGGCGCAATGGTATTGCGAAGGGTGCGAAGACACCCGCGCTAATAGGTACGGGTGCGCGTTGATTATTGCCGAGGGGGTAATGTGCGACGATGGCGCATGCGGATGCGATGGAACGGGGATTATAGGGGGGAATGATTATATGGTGGCGGAATGGAAGAAAGACAATGAGGAGGTGGCACGATGATGCCAGAGGACGTAGGCTATATGCCGTGCAGTAAGTGCGGCACAGAGTGGGCGGAGACTATGGACATCGCAGGGTTCCCGCTCTGCGAGCAGTGCTACAACACGTGGAAGTGTGGATGCGGCACGGGCTGCGAGAGTTGTAAGGAGGCAGAATGATTGAGACATATGGAGAGCGACGGCGCAGAGAGCGCGAAGAGTTGGAGCGATACCATACGGATACGGTGCGCATGGTCATCGTCGGCTTCTTGTTTATTGTGGCACTGCTAGCAGGAGGGTTGGCATAATGGCATACGAGAAGGAAGACGGAACACCAGTTCGCACGGGTACGTGGGACGTGTATGCGGTCTATGAGTTCATCGTCAAGCACGACGACGGGATAGTGTATCAAGCTTACGAAACGCCAGAGGAGGCGGTAGAGTCGGCTCGCGCGTGGCTCATTGAGGAGATGGGCGGCACGGATGCCGAGGTGTTAGCGGTAAGGGGTATGTCGGACGAGCAGGTGCACGACGCGATCCTAGACTACGACTATGTGTCGTTCTCTGATGTGGCTCACCGTAGGGTGCTCTTCGGATGATCGCGGCAATCTTGGCAGCGTCGTTGGTGATGCAGCCGACGCCGCCGCTCACGCCACACGGAATACCGACGAGCGGCGTAGCTACATGGTATGGCGCACGATGCCCTAGCGGGGTGTCGGTGTACGGCAGGACGGATACCTGCACTCCCTATAAGAGTGTCAAGGACGGCGGCAGGGGCGGGGAACTGGTGCTCTATGCAGCAGTCGGCTCGTTCACCTACTACGCCAAGCCCTATAAGGTGCGCGTATGCCTACGGGGTAGCAGCAGGTGCGTCATCGCTACCGTGCGCGACTATTGCCACGGAGCATGGCGTGCGCTGCACAAGCCGTGGAATAGTGCGAGCAGGGCAATAGACCTCAGTCCCGCGCTGTTCAGACAACTTGCCCCGCTCTCGCTCGGCATAGTCTATGTCGAGATCACAGAGTTAGGAGGTGTGCGCAGGGGTCGTTGACAAAAACAATAGGAGTGTTTTAGGATTGTATTACTGGCACTTGCCAGCATAGTTAGGAGGAGAACACAATGAACAGGGAAACAGTATTCGTATACGCAATCGCTACGGGGTGTGGCTTGGCATGGCTATGGGTTAGTCTCAGTGTCGGAGAGGCGTTGGTCGCAGGGCTTGCGGCGCTTGGTCTGGCAGTCATCGCTTGGCACGCCATTGACACGATTGATGGTGTGGCACGCAGCCACTACTCGCCAAAGAATAAGGGGGAATAACATGGCACAGACAGGTAGTAAGCTACGATCGTCGCTCCTAACACGGGCGGCGAGGGACTATCAGGACTGGGAGAGGCAGCGCAGGTTCTGGCGGCGAGTGTCAATCACCTGCGCAATCCTCTCCGTCTTCTTCGCGGGCGTAGCAGTAGGGGGTGCACTATCATGAGCGCATCAGCAGAGGTGTACATCAGCGTTGCGATGGGAGTCAAGTCCCGCGATAAGGCTGAGACAAAGATCGAGAGGGCGCTGTATAACTTTGGATTTGACACGGCAAACAAAGAGCGTTATTCCGTTAGCCGATACCAGTCTGGGATGATCGTTGAGGCTAAGAGTTATGGCTGTGCATGGGAGATCTTTGAGAGCCAGTGGGCAGAAAAGTTAGTGCGAGAACTCCATGCCATTGACGAAACCTCTGATGCCGAGTTGTATGTTTACAACCTAGACCGAGAGGCTGATGTGTCAGTCCTCACGAGGGATTTATTCAGCGAGAACTACATGGAACGAGCGCCAATATGAGCGACCAGTTGATGTGCGACTGGTGCGGTGCTCCGATTGAGATTCGAGAGCCATACGCACCACTAGATTGGGGAAACTTTCACGTCGGCACCTGCGTTGATGAGGCTGCGGCAGATGCTGCATCCTCTACGCAGGAAGAGATTGGCGTGGAGCAAGCACGAGAGGAGGGGAAACTATGAAGCTCACGACGGACTACCGATGCCACAACTGCGGCAAGATCTTTGAGGCTGCCGCCTATTACCCTAACGACGCAGCGCCGCGCTGCCCAGATGAGGAGCATCACGACAACCGCATCAGCAAGGATGCGTTCTTGGACAAGGTGAAGCGGTCTATGGGTAGATTCTTTACCGTCGTGTTCACGAAGAGAAGCACGGGCGAGAAGCGCACGATGACCTGCCGCTTGGGTGTCAAGAAGCATCTCAAGGGAGGCGATCGTGCATACAACCCAGAGGAACTAGGGTTGATGATTGTATGGGAGCCGAAGTCGGCAACCTACAAGTCAATCCCAACTGATGCTGTGCTCGAAGTGAGGATGGCAGGAAAGGTGTATCAGGTGGTCAAGTGAGCAGCGACTTTGATGATTTTATTATTGTGAGCAGCAGCAACAAGAAGGTTGCCGCGTCCGTGAAGAAGGCACTCCTCAAGAAGATTGAGGAAGAAGAGGAGTACAACCCGCAAGACTGCGCCCACTGCACGATGGTCGGCGCACACATCTGCGAGCCGTGCGAGGGGAAGTGGCACTCATGAAAGACGACTTATGGTTTCTTGCCAAGCTGATGATCCTGCTCATGGCGATGGGCTTGGCTACCAGGTGATGACGGAACAGGATGCACTCAATCTAGTAATGGAGGCGATGAACTCGCCGTACACAAAGGTAAACGATGGCGGCGAGCTCCACCCAAACAAGGACGATGGCTACGTGCTAGACGAAATGCCAGAGGGTGTCGTATGGATTGCCTCACGTCCAAACGCAGTGTTGATTGGCAAGGAGAAGTATTCTTACCATCCGTGGGTCGAGATCGTCCTTGAGGCGCAGGATCGTGTATACTCACTTGTCCAACGGGGACACGCTAAGGCTCGTGCGGTCGTAGACCAGCACTACGAGATGGCTCTAACTTGTGATGACTGTGGGCTATGGTCTGCCATAGGACACAGGTCGACGAGAGATAAGTTCTCTAGCGAGTACGAGTCTGGTGCGCTGACTGCTGCGGAGTCATGTGATCCGCAATCGGTACACAAACTCTTTGGCAAGCCGTTTGATCCTGAGTCAGCATTTGATCGGGGCGAGCAAACAGATTACGGGGACAAAGAGCGACAGCAAAATGGTCTAAGCCAAATCTGGAATACAAAGCGGAGGGAAAAAAATGCGGCAGCCGCCAAGAAGCGTTGAGGCAGAGGTAGGACTGATCGGGTCATGCCTCATTGACGCGGACGCTGCGTCATTAGCATCGGACATCACACCAGCGGACTTCTCCAAGCCAAGCAATGGCTACGTATGGAAGGCAATCCTTGCCTTGCAGCAGCGTGGAGATGTACTTGACGTGGTGTCGGTCGGGGAGGAGCTCGCCCGCAGTGGGCACCTCGAAGATGTCGGTGGCTATGCGTGCCTCTCCGACTTCATGGCGATGACCCCGACGAGCGCCAACGCCAGCCAGTATGCGGACTCCGTTCGCACGAAGGCGACGCTGCGCCGCATCCTTGCTGCGGCAAGCCGCATCTCGGAGATTGCGTACGCTGACCCAGCCGATGCGAACGAGGCACTTGACAAGGCAGAGGCTGAGATCTATGCCGTCGCTCGCTCAGTCAAGAAGTCTGACTTCGCTGGCATGTCGTCGCTGGTACAGGATGCAGTCTCAAAGCTGGATTGGATTCGGCACAACAAGGGTGGCGGCAGGGGCGTAGGCTCTGGCCTTGCCGCCCTTGACGAGATGACAGGCGGCTGGCAGCAGTCCGACCTCACCATCTTGGCGGCTCGACCGAGCGTTGGTAAGACGGCGATGGCACTCAACATCGCGCAGCACGCCGCCATCAAGGAAGGCAAGCGCGTAGCGATCTTCTCGCTGGAGATGAGCAAGGATCAGTTGGCGACCCGCCTCATGGCTGGGGTCTCTGGCGTAGACATCTTCCGTATCCGACGCGGCGACGTTGAGGGTATGGACTTGGCTCGCATCGCAGCAGCCGTGTACCACTTGGAGACAGCAAGCATCTTCATCGACGACAGCCCAGTCGCCTCACCTGTAGACCTGCGCTCAAAGGCGCGTCGTCTTGCGGCAGATGGTGGACTTGACCTCATCGTCGTGGACTACCTGCAACTCATGATGCCCACGAAGCAGACGAAGGAGGGCAACCGCGTAGTCGAGACCTCCGATATCAGCCGTGGGCTAAAGGCAATGGCGCGTGAACTCAACGTGCCAGTCATCGCCTTGTCGCAGCTCAGTCGAGCAGCCGAGCATAGAGAAGGAGGCCAGCCACGATTGGCTGACCTCAGAGACTCTGGTGCAATTGAACAGGACGCTGACCTAGTGATGCTGCTCTGGCGCCCGAACGGACAGGAGCATGGGCAGGCACGGGAGCGAGTCAAGTTGTCGCTGTCGAAGCATCGCAATGGTCCGACTGGAGAGATTGATTTGGTCTTCGTCAAGGCGACGACGACCTTTAGCGAAGGAGACTTGTAAGATGTTTGAGGGATTGAAGGCAGACGGATTCGATGACTGCGTGGTCGGCGTTGGGCGCCAGTTCAACAATGACGTCGTGGTCTATGATCAGGACAGGATCATCAAGAAGTTAGCCGATGACTTCACTGAAGGCTGTGAGGATGCCCACGATAACGACTCGGGGTGCGACCACTATTCAGAGGCAGAGGAGTACTTCGAGTTCAACATTGTGGGCGGGTACGTTGGTGTGAACACTCCTGTGTTCATCCGACTCGGTTCACTTGACGAGCTGATTCAAGAAGAGTAATATATCTTAGATCGGGTGGCCCTCCTACCCGACTTCCGACCCCTACCTGTGTTGTGTCAGGTAGGGGTCACTCTTTTTCGCAGGCTGGGCAGCTACCAAAATACTTACCAGCGTGGTCGTGCATGGCGGACAGCGGCAGGTCAGAGGGAATCTCTCGCCCGACGAGGGTTTCGTAGATGATGCCGTTATCTCGGCACCACTGGCGCAGGGACTTACCTTCCGCGATGGCCTTAGCGCGGAATAGTTCCCTGATCTGTTCGTCCTGCTCGCTCACGGCGGATCAACTCCAATGCAAGGTGAACCCCGACAGCGGCGATCTGCCGCTCGTGTGGGGATAATAGGGGTAGGATACTACCCATCGTAGCAATCGCGCTCTCCGTGGCTCCGAGATCCCTCTGGAGCGATCCTAGCGCCTGCTCCAGAGAGTCTAGATCAATACCCCGCGTCATCGTTGGGGTTGTCGTAGTCGATCTGAAGATGCGACCACTGCCCATCGATGAGGCTCAAGAGGATCAGCGCGTAGTTAGCGGAGTCAATGAGGGCATCCCGTACCGACGGGTGCTGGAGTTCTGCAAGGGACGCATCGGAGAGGACGACGCGCCCCTTGACTACCGAACCGTTGAGAGCTTTCTTGACGCGACTCATCTTGTCGTCGCTCATGCGGGAGAACACACCTGGTACGCCAAGCGACTCAATGTTCGCTGGCCCGTACTGTCGCTGTCGCTCTACAAGGATGCCCTTGGCTTCGTCATACAGCGTGCTGAAGTATCTCTCAAAGTCCTGGGTCTTCGGTGTGCTCTTCATAAATCCTCTCAATCCATTTGGCTTTGTTCTTGCCGACAACAAACGATGCCACTGCCATACGCTTGCCGCACTTCAGGCATTCGTACAACCGAAGGCTGTACTCTTGCAGTCGATACGGAGCTTTCCTTGTCGGCTTGATGTCGCCTTTGCAGGCTAGGCACTCAAGCCCAGAGTTCACTTCTTGCGGTCAGCAGCGAGAATCGCCACCGAGCAGGCAGCCAGTGCGCCGAATGGGAATGGTGCCAGTGAGCCAAGCGCAGCAGCCGCGCCGTACAGCAGCGTCGTCCGTGCCGATGGGCTAGTGGCTGGCGATGTCACGAACTGACGGATCACCTGAGTGGTAGTGTACTCTTCCTTTTCCAATGGTTCAGTCGCCAAGATCGATCTCCTTTACGATTGCATTGGCCGCGTTAGCGGCTATTGATTCCTTGTTCGGCGTGTTCTCTAGTGCCGACAAGATGATGGAATAGATCTGAAGCCAAACCTGAGATACGCTCAGGGCGTCGGGCTTCTTCTTCTTGTACGAGACGCTCACTCTTCGTCGAACGCAATCTCATCGCCAACACGCTTCCACTCTTGGAGCGCCTTGATGGTGTCCACGATGCCAAAGACATTCGCTGACTGATCCTTCTCGCTCACGATAAGGTTCAGTGAGGTTGCCTTTACGATTGCATCAACCTCTGGGATTGAGGTGTAGCGAACGGCAATCTCATGCTCTGGTCTGTAGACATCCGTCGTGGCGTAGACCACGCTGGTATCTTCGTGGGCGATGAAGCCGCGACCCCACCACCACGGAGCGAAGAAGACCTTGCCATCTCCAGCCACCATCTCCTCGGCAATCGTCTTGCCGAAAAGCGCCGACGCTGGATCAAGGTTGACTGCGAAGATGGTTGCCTTGCCAGATGATAGCCACATAGCCTTGCCCATCTGACGTTGGGCGTGGATGCCGCGCACCGTTCCCTTCTTTGACCAACTCATGTTGATCTGTCGGAATCCAAAGTCCTTGAGGACTTCGGTAAAGAACCCGCGTGCATCCGTATGAACGCTTCCCTTAATGATCGACGGTTCAAAGCTCACTTGATTCCACCTTTCCAAACCATGCTACAAAGTCGTCGAAGTCAACGACTGCCAATGCCCTGCGCCGTGTGCCAGCGCCAGGGGAATCTCCCACCACAAGGATAGGCAACTGCCCAGCCTTGGGCTTTAGTTCTCGGAGCCACTTATCCAGACGCTCTGGATAGGAGAGGCCCACCTTACACTGCACCACAAACACCCCAGCCTGCACGTCGTCCTTGCCGCCGTACATCCCAGTGCGCTTACCGTTCAGTCGAGTGGCAACCTCACGCTCAAAGGCATTGCCGCGTTGCCGCGCACGTTTGCCACGGAGCGACCGCTCCTTGTTGGCCTCATCAATGGCCAGGTCTTTGAACTTACCCACGGAGTAACCTCGCTGTCTGTGCCTTGCGACCATCGCCTAGGTTGACCTTCTCGCCCAACTCAATGGCTCCAGCCTCAAGCAACTGCTTGTTGAGAACCCTGTTCTCGATTGTCTCTCTCAGGAAGAACCAGCCCTCTGGCGGTTTGATACCTTCGTCTAGGTAGCGCCGCGAGAGGAATGCCCAGACGCGGAACATCTTGGTATCCGCAGCCCAACAGACATCCTCTTTCTGGATCAACTCAAGGTTGTCATCCAGGAAGCGACCGTCGCGTCTTACTTCTTCGGACATACTCGATGCTGCCAGCGCCAGCCTGTGCGCCTGCCTTCTGGTACCCAGAAGATCAGCTTGACTTTCATCGCATCGCCCTCATTGGCAATGTCGGTAGCGCACTCAGAGCAGACAGGACGCAGCCATGCTGCGGCCTTCTTCCCCTCTGCCTTGGCGACCTTCTTTACTGCCACATTGACTCCATCAGTTTCTGTGACGTGCTGTTTTCGTAGAGCCGAATGGCAGCCGTGTTCGCAGAGTTGTCCATGAACTCGGCCACCATTCGGCAGAGGTCTCGCGGGTCAATCTTGCAGAACGAGCAGCCTTCGCCATGCTGACCCTGAGACTTGAATGTCGAGATACGCGCCAGCGCACAGGTAGCGGCTGCTACTGCGCCCTCTGGCGTGGTGATCACGCCTGCTCCGCAGGAGTCCAGATGAGTGGCGAGCAGTCGCGGACAGTGATGTCCTCATACGACTTGCCCTCATAGATGCGAGCATTGCGCAGCTCGCCCGTGACGTGCAGGTTCGGGCGCTTCTCGTTCGGGTTCTTTGCGCGAGCCTCCTGCACCTTGTAGTAAATCTTGTACAGATGCTCCTGCGTCTTCTTGTCAAAGACGGTGAGCGTCACGTAGACATACTTGTTTGCTGGAGCCTCTGGCTTGCCTTCGCGTGGAAGCGCACGCCACGTGGTGTACTCCTCCGTGCTGCGGCTGGCGAAGAACTCGATGGCAGACGTGCCGCTCTGGAACGTCTTCTCCTTTGGCTCCTTCTTGTCAGAAAGCCATACGTCAACTGCGACCTGTGGGCCGCGCTTGTTCTCAGTCATTAGAAATCAAACTCCCCTACTTCAACCTTCTTCGCTGGGGCGGGAGCCACTCGCTCCTGATCCCCGAACAACGCCTTCGCCGCCGACGATACCTTGTCGGTTGCAATGTCGGACTCTGGATCATCACCTGTTGGGATGAGGAACCCAGTGAGCAGCGCGTACTTCAGTGCGCCAGTAGCAGCCTTGTATGCCGCCTTGTCGCCTGAGTCTGCGCCCGTGCCGATAGACTGGAACGAGAGGGTCTCGCCCGTCTCGCCATCCGTCAGCGTCCATGTGAAGCGCAAGGTAAGGAGCGCCTGCTTGCCGCTCGGCGTCAGTCCTTCGCTGATCACATCGATGTTGGTCGGTGTCATCGAGACACTGAGCTTTGACAACTGCTCGCGCACCTTGTCGGCAACTGCCGATGCTTGCACGAACTTGTACCCCTGTGCCGAGTTCGTTCCCGTCTTGGCAACGTACCCGACCTCTTCCATAACCTTGGCGATCTTCGCCGCGAGTTTGATTGGCTGCGTCATCCTCTGCACTCCTTCAACCACTGGCAGCCCTTGCAGGGCCACTCCGCCTTCATATCCTTTCCCTTACGGGACGGCAAACGGGGCGGCTTCCGCTTGTCAAAGTATTGTAGCACACGAAGAACCCTCATAGCTCTATCGCGCCACGCCCTGTCCAACATGTACTCTACAATCTGGAAGTTGTCAGCGGCGACATAGACCACACGGGCTTCGTGCGGATCACCCGTCTGCAACTCCAGGATATGTGCGTAGATGGATGCCTGGATTGCGTGCTCTGGCTTGACGCCCTTGAGGTACTGCATCCCACGGCTGTTGATCGACTTGTACTCCCAGACCTCATTGATGCCATCCTTCCGTAGGACTACTGCGTCGGCGTTGCCAGAGAAGTTGTACTCGTCCCAGACCAGCGGCACTTCCTCTCGGAAGGACTCCAGCAGACCAAGCCGCTCGGCTTCACGCCCAGCTCGGTTGAGGACTTCGGCAACAACGTGGCCGCGCTCAAAGACGCGGTACAGGCTGTCGGGGAATGGGTTGCTTGGCTCTACCTTCTCGGCGTTGTACCACTGCTGGCGGACACACGCCCCAAGGAGTGAGCCGCGCCAACGGCGAGCCGATGGTCGACCGACCTCAGCCTTCGCCTTCAGCGCGACATCAAGAACCTGCGAGACGTTCATTCGCCCAGCAACTTCTTGTACATATCCGTGCGAGTTGGTAGGTACCCGCTATACGTTCGCAGGCACTGGTCTACGCGCCAGAGATTGTCTGGATTGTGCGTGGTCTTCAACTCGCCCTCCCTAATCTCCAAGTTGTACAACGCTCGTGCGTTGTCCATGTGGTAGTCACGGCGGTCGCCGTCGCCACTACCGTACTCTACACGAACGCCAAGCGCATCACCAACTCGACTGGCTAGGTCATAGACCGTGATGTTCTCGGCGCAGACGTTGAGGATACCACGAACGGCTGGGCTAAGGGCGGCAAGGGCGATGCACCACGCGGCATCGTCCACGTTGAGGATCGGTCGTCGGGCATCCGACGCTGGCTTGATCACGCCGTTGTGGATGGCCTCCCAAACAAAGGCGTTGACCACAAGGTCGCGGCGCATATTGGGCGACTCACCCCAGAGCGTGCCAAGACGCAAGGACACCCAAGGGTGGTGTTCCTGCCCTAGTAGCCACGCATCCATCGCCGCCTTGGTGCGACCGTAGGCGGAGAGTGGGTTGACTGGCGACAACTCCGTAGAGGGCTGGCTTTCACCAGCTCCGTAGACGGATGCCGACGAGATGTAGATGAATTTGCCCGATGGGTTCTCGTGCCAGAATCTCTTGGCTTGGAGCATCGGCTGCTCGTAGTTAGACCACTGCGTGTCTAGGACATTGAGTTCGCCCAGCGGGTCGTTGGAGACGGCAGCCAGCCAGACGATCACATCGTAGGAGCCAAGCGGGTCAAGATCGACCAGCCGAGCATCCAGCCCGTTGCGCTCGCTGTGCGGCACGTGCTCGCCCTTCAGCCCGTTAAGGGTCTCGGTGTACCAGTCCTCGTCTAGCCCGTGGACGGTAACACCACCGCGCTTGAGGTGCTTAACAACCAGTGGCCCTAGGTAGCCACGGTGTCCAACGATCAGTGCTTTCATCGCTTGATCCTTTCTTCAGCCAACTGGCCTCTGCAATATTCTTCCAACGAAATCATCCAATGTCGGAATGGAAGGAGTCGAGTGTTGACCAGCGCCCCGTGCTTCGGTCGAGTCTTGTCATTGCGGGCGGAGCCAGTCACCTTCTGCTTGTTCTTGCGGAACTTGCGAGCGACCTGCGCCAGAAGCGCCCAGTCAGCCCTGCCACTGCCAACAAGGTGGTAGATACCTTCGTACTTGGTATCCAGTGCCATGTCTACAATCGTTCCCACCACGTCTGGCAGGTACGTTGGATGGAAGTTCTGGTCGGTCGGAAGGTCTAGCGGGTTCGGACTCATGATGGCAAAGTCCACAAAGCTTGCCTTGAACGGTGATGGATAGATACCGAACGGACTGCTGATGCGGACGACCACGCCATTATTTGCCAGCACCATCTGCTCGCCCTTCAACTTGGTCGTGCCGTAAATGCTGAGTGCGCCTTTACTTTCGGCGTTCTCGTCCAGCGGTCGATCCTCTTCGTTGAGGTCAAACACGTAGTCTGTGCTGATGTACACCTGCCGAACGTGCTGTCCAATCGTGGAGGGCAGTACGACATTGGCGGTCACAGCAGCGCCAGGATCTTTCTCGCAGGCAACGATGTCCCGCTGTGCCGCGCAGTTGATGACGCTCGTCACCTTGTGCTCGCGGATAAGATCTGGGATGGTATCTACGGTATAAGAAACAGAAACGCCCGACTCGCCAATAGGCGCAGCCGAGCGTGAGAATACAATATATGGCAGCGCCCGACGGCGCAGCTCTGCAAGAACGTGTTGGGCTACCTGCCCAGTACCTACGACCCCAATCATTTCGACCCTTTCGTTACGGATTTATTGTGATTACTTTACCACACTTTTAGGCTGGTAGCGTTTTCCACGCCAGACCAGTTCCGAACCTGTCCATGAAGCGAAGTCAGGCTGCCACTGGCCAGCCTCTTCCCCCCAGAGTTCAATGACGGCAAAGCCAGCAGCCCAGCGGCTGACCTGGTGCTGAGCAAGGTAGCCTAACTCCGTCCGTCGGCACATCATCCCCGTGGAGATGGCAGCGGTGCGACGTTGCTCAATGCCAGCAAACCCGCCGATAGTCTTGAAGGCGATGCCCTGTGAGTGGTCGTGACCACCAACAACAGAGACACCAGCCGCGTCCACAATCGGCATGATGCTTGCCCCGCCGCCCGTGCTACGGGAGTATGTCCCGTGCGTGGCGATGAGGTCTGGAGCGATCTGGTAGTACGAGCGGAAGTGCTCTGGTCCAGCGAACGCCAAGCCATCGGTGAGGCACGGCGTAATGTCCAGCGCATCCAGTCGAAGCAAATTTGCCAGCGAGAGAATCTCTCGCCCTTCGGAGTCGGTCATGCCAACCAACTCAGGCGCACGCTTCGCCAGCCACTTCGAGAGGCGAGCTTCGTGGTTTCCGTACAAGAAAAAGATCTGCGCCTCTGGCCCAGCCGATGCGCGGATCTCTGCTAGGCGACGATGTGCGTGTGCGAGTTCTTCTTGCACTGGCATCCCCAGACGTGGGTCTCGGTCATACGCCGACACCGCCGTGAGGTCTAGGATGTCACCTGTCAGCACGATGCGATCTGGCCGCTCTGCTGCAAGGAACGTAAGGAAGGATGCGTAGACCTCTGGGTCTTCAAAGGGGAACTGGAAGTCCCCCGCTGCAACAACCAGTTCGTTTGTCGTTTCCTCACGAGAGCCAATCCTTGGAATGTAATCTAGTTGCACTGGCTCTACTGGTGTGATAAGATCCTCGACCTTGGGGGGGTAAGGGGGGGTTACTCTCTTAACCTGACCCCCTCTAAAAGACCGATCCCCCTCTAAAGAAGACCAGTCCCCCTCTGGGGAGGGGGTGTGGGGGAGGGGGTTCTCAAGAAGGAATCTTTGGTATCGCTTCTGGGCTTGGTCTTTGGAAAGACCGACACGACTGCCGATGATCGAGAACGAAAGGCCCAGTTGCCGAAGCTCGTGGATGTCCTGTTCTAGACTCATGTATACTCCCAGCCTATGGTAATAGGCTTACGATCAGGGTTGCTACCACGCCCACAGCGGACACGGCAATCCCTATCTTCCATTGTACACCAATGGTGCGCTCATTGTCGTTTTCCACAACGGCAGACGCCCTCGCCTGATCTACCTCCACCGTGCGGAGCCGCTCTTCAATGGTGTCCAACTTGGCGGACAGGTCGCTGCGGACGCCCTCAATGGCGTTGAGGAGTGTGGTAAACTGGCTACCTGTCATTTTCCACCCCTGCTATCGATGGATCTCATTGGAAGGTTAGTGGCAGGAGTCGTTGCGGTTCTTCGGGATGTCCCAGGTCTTCGAGATCGTGGTTGGGCAGCACCGCCAAACGATGATGCGCCTACGGCTGATGGAGCTCCCGTATCCCCGCTACCTGGCGTGATGGCTGAAAGGTTGTAGGATGCAGCGAACGAAGAACCCTGAACGAGATCCATTTCTAGCCGCTCGTGTCCGTCGCTCTCGCCGTACCATCGGTATCCTGCAATCACGAATGGCTCATTGATGTCCACCAGCCCATGCTTGATTTGCACGTTGATGGAGTCACCCACATCCCAGCTACTGTTAACGTAGAGTCCGTCTACGGCAATCTTCAATCCAACCTGCTTGGTGTTTTTAGGTACGACAGTGGAATTTAGGATGGACGTATTGGTGTTGGCCCTTACTGTTCCGTATAGCTCAATCATTCGAGAAGCCTCATTGTTGGCAGACTGAGCGTTCACAAATCCACCCTTTGCCACGATCATGGGAATGCGACCGAACTGGGCAATGGAGGAAGAATTGGACGCCGTTGCGCCAATGATGCTTGCCCCAGTGCCTTGGCCACTAGATCCAGAGAGATACTTCTCTGTTGGAATGACGGTCACATCGTTCCTAACTTTTGCGTAGCCAGGGGCATAAGAGTAGGATTTGATTGTCTCTGGATACCTTAATGCTGGACCAGTTGAAATAGGGCTACTAGAAACGTTGACCTTCAACTCAAAGTTCCCCCCGTAAGAGTCTCCAGGAGTAGGCTTTGCAATTCCAAAAACAACTTTACCGCCGTCCGTTCTTGCACCCATCTCAATGTCGCAAACATCACCAATGTGATCCAATGACGGCTCGCCCGCACTGTAGACGGTATGGGTCGTTGCGGTGCTGCCGCTGTTAATGACGGACATCGTGGCGTACCGAAGTCGACCGCTGGTTGCGCCAGTGGTAACATTGTTGAAAATTCTTTGCACGACGTCCACAACGTTATTGGTACCCTGCCCAAGGGTCACCTCTGCGCTAGATTTTGCCTTTGATCCCGTTGATACAAACCACTTATTGTCTGCCGTACTGTACGCGGCATAAATTCCAGCGTAGAGATCTAGGCTGTACGTCAATCCGTTTCTAAATGCGTAAACTGTCTGTGTTCCAGTTTTGCTTGCAGACCCAGTTGGGGTCTCAATGAGCGTGGAGGCAACAGTTGCCGAGGCAGCGCCCTGTGAAACAAGTGCTGAATAGAGTTCCTCACGTGCCGAGAACGGCAAGACATCAACCACTCGGTTCTGAGCCTTAAATCGGTTTACGCCAGACGACGAGTCGGCGTTGATATTGAACTCTGCAATTCGTCCAGTTGACCCTACTGGTGGATCTCCAAGATCCTGAGCTGCTGGCGGAGAAGCAAAGATTGCAACTCGCATTATTGGGGTATTAGGCCATCCGCCAGTAAACGTAAGACCGCCAATGGTACCAGTGAATCCACCCGAGAGCGTTGTGGCGCCAGTCCACTCAATGCTGTATGTTAGTGCTAAATATGGGGTCTGCACTGATGCCGTGTACGTGGATGTTCCAGAGGTAATGCTAATAGTTTTGGTAGTGTTTGCGTAAGCAACAACGCTTGCCGTGGATACCTGGATCGATTCAGTAACATCATATTCAACCATACCGTCGACATCGTAAGAGGAACCATACACCTGGTCTGTTGCAACTACGCCGTCGGTGGAGTTAAAGGTAGTTGTCTTTTGAACCGTAGCAAGATTTGGATTGATTGGGCTGACGTTTGCAAATGTGATCTGGCTCAATGGAGTCGTTACCTGATTCATCACTGCCTTGTAGTCAATGCCCGCAAAGACGGTTTCATACTCCGTGGCGTTGAAGTCGTTGATTATTCCCGCTCCAACAAACTCCCATCGTGGAGTTGAGGCGGCATCATTCCATCGAGCAATCTCATAGTGTCGCTCAAGGGGTACAAACTCAGAGATCTGTGGGTGGTCGTTCTTCATCGTCCAGAACGCAGAGCCAACATCGTTTGCGTGCTCTTCTACGCCGATGTCCGATGCGTCGTAGACAACTGCCTTCTGCGTTCCACGCCAACCACTAATCGAAAAGTCCCAAATTGTAATTCGGAACTTTTTCTGGTCACTCACAGCCACGCCTCATTGAAACTGAATGTCCCAGTGACCGAGGCCATTGCGGATACGGTAATGACCGTTGCCCCAGCAAAGAGGTAGGGCATACTGGTCGTTCCAGTGGTAACCAAATCCATTCGCAGGGTAGTTCCAATCTTGACCGTCCGAGCGTCGGCATCAACCGTAATGGTTGAGGACGCTGGGAGTGTAATCACGCTTGTCCATGCGCTGGTGCTGATGGTTGCCGTTCGGCTGTCCGTCGCAGCATTCACAAAGACAAAGGTTGGGTACGCCACATAGTTGCCGTTGTTCGTCAGCGTTGTCGTCGTTGCCGAAGATGAAGAAACGTTAATAGTTCCCGTAGTCGCCGTTTGGTTTGTCTTTCGTGGGTCTTTAGCCATCAGGGAGATAGCAGCCTTGGTAGAGATACCACGGTCGGTTGTCCGTGGGGTCACCAGGTCATTGTTCAGGTTATAGGTCGGGATGCTCGTTGGTCGAACCTTCATCCGCATATTGATGAACCCGCTCGTGTAGGAGCCAGTGCTCACCGTTGCCTGATCAAAGTCCAAAGCACGAAACCCATCATCGCTTGTGGCGAATGACGGGTATGGTTGCAGCGACGAATTGAGCGCGTTGAGTTTGTCAAAGAAGTCGGCAGACGACGACCCGTACACCTGCACGATCAACTGGACCTGCCGAGTGCCGAGCAGGGCAATGTTCGCCTCTGCTCCGTCACGCTGGGCGATAGAGTCCATGAACCCGCTGATGCCAGCATTGGCATAGGCAACACTCTCAACGACATAGCCACTGAATGGCGTACCGACCGTAGGTGCGGTCGTGATGCTGTTGAGATTGAGATACGCTGAGGTCGCCGACCCAGTGGCGATCTTGATTTCCCTGTTGAAATCCACGATCAGCCTCCCTTACGGAATCTTCGAATACGGTTCTTCTCTTGGCGCCATCGCTGCTGGGCAGCAAGGGCAAGGTTGTTCATCCCAAGGGCAGAGATGTCTGACGAGCCAGACGAGACCTGCCACTGCTGGTACTGCGCTCGGTCAAAGGTCAGCATCGTGAGTGCCTCAGCCTCAACGTAGACCTTCACCGCGTTCTGCGCGGTCGTGTCAAGGTTGGTGACGGAGCTGGTCTGCGCAGTATTGATCTGCGTCCACGGACCATAGCCGACGATGTTAAGCGTACCCTCTGAGACCGCAAGGACGTAGCGGGTTGGGAGATACAGGATTCCTCCATGCGTCTCCCAACCCGAATCGGGACCATCGCCAGACGAGGGTCGAACCGTCTCACGATATTTCCCGCTGTTGTCATAGACATCAACGCGGACTGGCCAGGTCACCGTCGTTAGGGCAACAGAGAAGGCAGAGCCGCTCACAGGCTGTGTAAACGCAGTAGCCTGGATTGCCTCTGATTGATAGACATCACCGATGGCATCAATGCCACGGTTGATGAGTTCACCGAGTTGGCCATCTGACCACGTGGTCCCATTAGGGTCACGTAGGGAGAGCCGCAGCGAAGTGAGTAGGCTGGAAAATGTCGTGCTCATGCGATCTTGGCTCCTTTGCCTTTATTCTCGGCTGCCCATTTGAAGGCGTCAGCCCATTCCTTTGCTCGATCTTTGTAGTGATATTCCTTTAGCACACGCTCACGCGCCGCACCTGCGAGTTGTTCTCGCAGATCCTTGCTGCGTGTGAGCTTTTTCATTGCGTCGTACCATTCGCCGCGACCACGGGCAAGCAGCCCGTCCACGCCTTCGCGGACCATCTGGTATGGACCATCTCCACGGAAACGCTCGCCGATGAAGGCGGCGCCTGTCAGGGCGTACTCAAGCCAGTGGAGTTCGGACTTGGCTTGATCAAAGTCATCGCCCATGAGCGGCGCAATGCCGATGTCTGGGTGGGTGTTGGCGAGGGTCTCGCAGAACTTCTGGATGCCCTCAACGTAGCCATACTGCTCCTGGAAGAACTGAGCGACGACTGACTCTGTTCCAGGATTTGTGCCAAGAAAGACGGTGCGGAGTTCTTCACGGAGATCCGTGACAGCCTTGCCAGCGTACCCGCCAGCGATCTTCCCGCGCGGTCCCTCTGGGTATCCAGCGTAGTCTCGCAGTCGAGCGGTGCTGCCGTAGTAGACAACCCGTGGCTTGTCCCCTGCTGGGCGTTCCACCGTTGGCTTGTACAACTCTGGGTCAATGGCATTCCGAATGACACGGATGTTGTCATTGAATCGTGCATAGCGCCGAGCAATGGTGTTGGTGGAGGTAGTGACCAGATCGGCACGCTTTGCCATCTGCTCAATCATCTCGTACTCTGGGATAACGTCTTTGATATATCCATTCCACGGACGGATGTTGAAGTGGTCATCGTCGGTCTCGTAGACGATAGCCTTGCCGTGGTTGGCATACTGGAAGGTGGGCCAGAGGAGCCGCGTAATAAGATCGCGCTCTTTCCAGCCGTGCTCATGCTTGATTGCTTCGGCATAGGAGAAGGTGACGAATGGGCACGCTTCGTCCTTGCAAGAGATCGTAGTGTTGTAGTAGCGTCGGAAGACGACGACATCTGCCCAGTCCACGTCGGAGGTGTCGAAGTCCACAAGACCCTTAGCCATTGCTTCGGGAAGGAGCAGGTTCTCCCCGCCCTCTTTGATCTTCATTCCGACTTTGTTCAGACCGCGATATTCAACGCCGAGTTTCTTCAGTTCTTCGGTAAACTGGTGACCACGGAAGTAGGCGCATGGGCCTTCCTCAACGTGTCCCCAAACTAGGACTTTCAGCATATCGACCCTCTTGTGGCTAAGTGCCACCTTGACCCTTTTTGTGGCTCCTAGTGGCTCCTAGGTGCCTCTACGTTGATTCTAGTGGGACTCCCCCACCCAGTCTAGGACTGAGTGGGGGTATCGTTGTCCCGAACGATTAGACTCCGACCGTGGCCTGGGTCTTGACGACGCGGTAGCGTGCGCCTGCCTCATCGAGGAGGAGCGAGCCGAAACGCATCTTGTAACCCAACAGCGCCTTCTGTGCGAGTGGGTCGGTGTGGTCGCCACCAGGGGCTACGAAGTAGCTCTGGAGGGTCTGGCTGTCGCCAATTGCGTAGGCGTCAGGGCCAAGGAACAGGGCGGCGTACACGTTGCCAGCCGAAGCGCCAGCGGTCTGATAGACCTTGGCGTCCGAAGACACAATGAAGCGCACGCCAGCGAACATACCAATTTCACCCGTGAGGATGCCCGTTGGATCGGTGTACTTGCGCGACTCGATCCAGCCGTTCACAGCGGTGTCGGACACAAGGTCAAACTCCTGTGAAGGGTGGATGATAGCACGGTACGTGCCGTCAGCGAAGGCTGGAACGTTGGAACCCTTAAGTCGGGCAACGATCTCCTTAACCGTACGGCCATTGAGAACACCAGCAGCAGCGACGGCGCTGTTCGCGGCACCAGCCGTGAGCGTTGCCGAAGCGGTTGCACCAAAGACAGCACTCGTGAGAGCGTTGCTATGGAGGTTGTCGCGGACCAACTGGTCCATCGAGCGAACTGCCTGATACGCCACGCGCTCAGCAGCAATGCTGATGAGGTCATGTGGCGAGTCAATGTTGGCAAGGTCTGAGATTGCAATCGTCGAACCGTACTGCGTTGCAGTAAAGAACTCGGACGAAATCGTCAGGGCCTGGTCAACTGGTGGGGCGCCTTCCGTAAGCGGGGTCGTGTTGACACCAAGGTCAGCATAACGAGCGTATCGGAGGGTGTTCGTGCCCTTGATAAAGCGAGCTGGGACATACATCCCTGGCATCGCGTGAACAGCACGTGCGCGCAGTTCCTCTAGAGCGCGTGCAGAAACAAGTTCCTGTACGAGATCAGCGAAACCCGACGTGCTGGTAAGTGTGGTAGCCATGAAGCTACTCCTTCCTAATCAGCGAATGGATTACCCAGTCCCTTGAGCTTTTCAGTAATGCTCTTGGAATCTGGCTTAGTAGTTGGCGCAGCGGTTGCCCGACGCGCATTGTTTGGATCAACGATGGCGGGTGCCGTCTCGACCTGTTCCTTGGATGATGCAGCATCTCGGATGAACTTCTCTAGCGCAGCAGCGCGAGAGGTCTCATCAAGACCACTGGTATCCTTGTTGAACTGGTAAGCGAGAGGGAATTCCCGCGCTAATCGCTCCTCCTTTGCGGACTGCTCGGCAGCGGCGGCCTTTGACTCCAGTTCTCGAATCTTGGCTTGCGCCTTCTCGAACTCTGTCATCTGAGCCTGCTCCTGCTCCGCCTTCCAGCGAGAGAGTTCCTCTGCCTTGGACTTGACATCATCAAGTTCCTTCTTAGCAGCGGTGAGCGCCTGATCCTTGCCTGCTAGACGCTTCTTCCAAGTGGCGACATCACCGTCGTTCTCAGTGGGCACAGTAGCTACCTCTGGGGCAACTACCTCAGCCGACTGTTCCACGACGCTGTTCACGACTTCTTCAGCCACAGCATTTTCTCCTTCTTTACAACCCACCCCAACACAGTGTCAGGGGTTTATTTATTCATTTCCTCTAATACCAGAGACCGCGTTTTGGATCTCTTCTGCGGTTGGAATGTTCGTTTGGATAAATTCAGTAATATTCTGGTTAGCTTGTGTAATATCCTGAGCAGATTGAACTCCCTCAAGGATCGTAGAACTTTGCCCAAGGATTGTTCCCTGACCAATTTGTTCAATGAGTCGAGAAGGAATGTTTGCAAGCTCACCAGCGTTTAGATCTGTTCCCTTAAGGCCTGGCTGAATGACACCACGTCGCAACCATGCTGGCATATTGAATCCCATGCCATCTGGGGTTACTGGGAGGAGCGTGGTCAACACGTACATCAGGGCATCATTCGTTACGATATCGCTGATCAATCCCCTGTCGCTGTTGAGGGAGTTGTTCACCTCTTCAACAACCTTATCCCAGGTGTAGTACCCAAGTGCTGGCGCATACACGTTCTTACCGACTGGCGTCTTGAACATGATCTTAAGCAATCCTGGGATTGCCTTCTGTGTCATATAGGAATACGGATACAGGGCAAGGAACGGGTGGTTGATGCTTCGCTCAAACCATGTTCTGTGGCTTGCAAAATACTGGGCCTTGTCTGCTGCTCTACTTCCGCGAAGCAACGCCGTCTCGTATGCTGCAATGGTTGAAGCAGCGATATCAAGGGCAGCATCTCTACCTACGCCAACCTCCATGAGCGCCTTCTCTGCAAGGGTTCGCGCCATCCTTCCCTCTCTCTTTACCACCTCTGCAAACCGAATAGGATCTGCCTGAAGTAGGAAATCGGCAATAAGTCTCTCAACAACCTGGTCCGCGCTAGTGACACCGTAATGCCCAGCAAGTTCTTCAAGTTTTCCTGGTCCCATTCGGTTAATATTATCAAGGACTTCACGAGTGGCAAACTGATCAGACGTTACGTCACGGGCAACTTCTTTTGCCGCCTTAACGCTATCAATAGAGAATGCATTTTTCACGCCTCCCCTGGTAATAATGCCATCTGTTGCAGCCTTAACTCCGCCAGTCTTGAGGGCAAGGATTCTACTAGCAACTCGTTCCTTAAACGTAGGTGATGCTTCAATGGCAGCCACCATGTTTTTTGCCGCACGTGCGCGCCTATTCATCATGCCGTCATTGATTTCTCGGTTGACATTCCGTGGGTCAAGGTGAGCTTTACGAAGATATCCACCACGAACATCAGCAAGGCCCTCAATGGCAACTTCTTTACGGATATTGTGGACAACATTCATAATGTTGGTTTCCGCACGTTCAAGAGCAAGGTTGAAAAATGGGTTAAGCCGACCAAACCGTACATCTGGGTAAAGTCGATCAGTAACGACCGTAATCTCTGGGAAGATTGCCTTGATCCTACCAGTAAATCCAGAGGTAAGACCAGCCGCAGAATAGTCACCAGCGGCGGCATCTACAATCATCTTGATAGGGTTAGTTCCGCTTTTTGCCAGTCTACCATAAGCATCCTTCATCTCGTCTCGGAAAATCTCTTCAACTGCGGCCTTGTCAAGGAACAGTGCCCTTGGCTGAACTCCCTTCTCTGCGGCCAACGAGGTAACGCGAGACATAATTCTGCGAGAGGTGTTAACCGAGACCCCAGTCTTTGAAACCATGTCCGTGACGAACCGTTCAATGATGTTGTTCTTGGTAATCTCTGATCCGTATTCCCTGGTAAATGAATTCCAAACCCTATCTAGTCCTGTCGGTCGTAGGGTCTCATTGGCAATTGCCTTGTCAAAGTCACCAGTACCCTTAAGGTTTGTATCTACGTTGTCGATCATGTCCGAGAACGGAGTCAGGACTTCTGCCATCTTATCTCGACCGTGGTGGTCAGTTACGAGTGACCTAATAGTAGCCAATCCATCTTTTGGAGGAAGCCCTAGTCGATACCCCATGGCGAGCAGGCGCTTTTCAACATTTGCAATCTGGGCAAAACTCTGGTCCTTTGCTGCCGCAGTTGCGATAGCTGATCGCTCTTTCTCGCTCAGCTCTCGGACCGTCCGATCCTTAATCTTTTCAAGGTATTCAAAGACGCTATCTCTCGTGTGAGTCCCGCCAGATCCAGCAAAGACGCCAAACTCATCATAGTTTGCAACAAGTCCATCGGAAATGTTGTTTAGTTCTTTCTTTGCGGCATCCGCGGCACTCCCACCTGCGCGAGCAATTACCTTGAGTTCATCAATGCGGGCAAGGATTCTCTTGGCATCACTCTGGGTAATGCTACGGCTTGAGGTAATGGTAATTCGGGAAAGATCAATATCCTTATCTCCAACTCGAAGGACCTTACCCTTGAGCAGATTTCGAAGGCTACCGAGTTCTCGCATCGCCTGCCCAAGGTTGGCGCTTCTGGCAAACGCAAGTACGTCTGTAAGTGCGGCAACATCACCCTTGTGCTTGGCAAAAAGGGAGCGAGCAAGGTTTGCTGCGTCCGATTCCTTCATACCAAACCCAGCAGCAAGATCTTGCGTCAACTCTTGGATTCCAACCGCTGGATTGCTTGCGGCTGGGACACGATCAAGCTTTGCCTCATAGATAACTCGGATGCCATCTTCGGTGGCAAGTCGGGAATCAAGTCCAACCTTATACTGGGCAACCCTGGTAATAAGGTCCTTCTGCCTACGAACCTGGGCGTTGGTAACGAATGACTGTACTTGGTTTCTCTGTTCAATCAGCATTAGGCGAAGTTCATCGCCACGAACCTCTCGACTTAGCCCATCTGATACCTTTTCAAAAAGATCATCTACAACATTTTGGGGCACATCGAGATCAATAAAGATTTTACCGAGGGTATCTCCATCCCTACCAGCGGTAGTAGCAAGAATCTGCTCCTTTGTCTTTCCTTCAGATAGAAGTCTGACAGCATCACTAATAACGTTGTCAGAGAAATCACGAGCAACAGATCCAACCATGGCGGTTTTCGCACGGACGGCACCAGACTTTACTGCATTCATAAAGGTTGCAGCGTGGTTAGTAAGGCCCCTGTTTGCCAACTCTCGACCGCCGATGGCGGTAACGTCGTTGAGGAATCCATCGATCACCTTGGGTCGATACGCCTGAAGTGCACCAGTGGCAACTTCCTTTACGAGATTTGAGCTTAGTCGACGTGCAGATCCATTGACCTGACCAAGGGTAGCCTTGTAGATTCCGCCAGCCCAGTCCCACTTTTTTAGGAACGCCGCCTGCGCAAGGTATCCCTCGGCAATATCCTTGCTTCCCTCTTTGGCAGCCTGCTTCGCCAGCCCAAGAAGCTTTGATTCGCCCATTGCGTTCAGGAGCATGGCTTCCTTACCGATGGAGGCAAACTTACCAACCCCAGGTAGGATAAAGTTTGTTGGATCGAGAAGCATTTCGTAGATGAAGTTCATGGCGCCGTCCTCCGAGAACGCCTTGCCATCCTTCACAAGTTGTCGAGCAGCATCCTCAATGGAGCCACCAGCCTTTACGGAATTGATAGCAGCCTGTGGTGCATCCCCATATAGTGTTGATGCAAAACCCCTAGTACCACTGACACCCTCTTTAATTCTTGAACTAGCAACCTGTTCCCCAACAAATCGCACAGGAGCGCCAAGTGCAGTGAGGCCAAACTCAAGGGCACCGCCAACGATGTCTAGCGGGACCCCAGCAACCTCTGCAAGGTTTTTCTTTCCACCGACGTCTACTCGGACGCCCTCTAGGGCGCGAACCCCAGTTCCAATAGTCGCATCCGCAATAGTTCCGATTCCGCCAATGATCGGCTTGGTGACGCCACCAAGAATTGGAATATTTTCAATGACGGAAACAAGACCCTTCCCCAGGCCAACGATGGCGTTGTTTGTATTGCCGATGGAACTCTTGATTGTTCCTGATGGGTCGGCAATGCTTACCGCAATCTTACCCGCTGAAGTAACGGTCTTTTGGATGTTTGGCTTAAAGAACGGACTATTCTGGGCGCGTAAAGATCCGCCTCCAGTTGCGCCGTTCTTCGGCCCGAGAACCCCGCCCATTACTTACCACCCAGTCTTTCAGGTGGTTGAACTGGGACAACTGGCGGCGTTGCCTGGAACGTAGGGGATCCGTACTTCTGTGTCATCGGGTTAACTGGTTGAACAGTAGGACTATATTTTTGATCCATCGGATTTACTACTACTGGATTGAGCTTAGCAACAGATTCATACTTTTTTGTCATCGGGTCAATGTTTCTAAAGAAAAGGCTTCCTGGATCTGTTTTTTTCTTTGCCGCGCTAGTATCTGGAAACATTCCAATCATTTTATTTTGATAATAATATTGAGTCCTTTGAGCATCCATTGATGGATCATTGTTAAGGATTTGCCTATTAATGTCATTAATCAAATCAGTAGGGCTCTGGCGATAGTTCAGGGCGCCCTGTACGAATCCACCAATACCACCAGCGATTGCCCCTGGGATTGCCCCGACACCAGCGACTGGCGCTCCAGCAATAGCTCCAAGGCCAACGCCAACAAGGGCATTACCAAATGGGTTTGTTCCTTCCTGTGTGGACTCCTGAGTACCAGCCTTCCATCTCCAGCCACCGTTGAAGACTTCTAGTTTAGACTGGTTGGCGGCAATGAATAGCCATGCTTTTTCTAGTTCTGTATTTCCACTAAGTCGTGCAATCTCTGCTCGTCCTGCTGGTGTAGTTGCAGATGGACTCGCGCTAATCTGACCAATTCGAATTTTGTCTGCCTCAGCAGCAATGTTGCTTGCAATGTTTGCTCCAGCGGAGGCATCTCCACCAAGGGCTGGTAGAACATTGGCAACTAAGCCAGATGCAGTCAATAGATCATCTGGGGAAATAGTTGATTCAGTTTGGACAATGCCAGATCGAATAAGACCAAGTTCATTTCTACTATTTGCGCCAAACGTCACTGGCGTCTGTGTGGCAAGTCCAGCCGTGCTGTAAAGAGGTACTGACTTATCGCTAGTAGTAAGTGCCACACCATCTGGGACGACAAATCCAGTCTTTACATCTCCATTTAGTCCAGCTTCTGGGGTCTCAATAAGTTGACCAGTCAGGTTTACAACAATGGGAGCAGATCCGTCCTGTCGATCATATACCCAACCAAGCTGTTTTCCGTCCTTGTCAGACACCTTTGTTCCCTGAACTGACGTTACGTAAGAGATGACCTCACCATTAACCTTTGCAAACTCAACAAACTGGTAACTACCAGTCGCTGTTCGACCAGCAGGCCTGCCAGAAACAAACTCAAATTCCTGGTTCTTTTCATTCCACTGCTGGTACCCATTTCCAGACCTCATTGCGATAAGGTTGTCGGTATTTTGCTGAACCGTTGTAAAGTCAAGCGGAATGTTTGCATTGACGGTGCCGCTTAGCGTTGGCAATGATCCATCTGATCGACCAGTCATGGCATTAAACTCATTCTGCGCTAGTGGAAGGAAATCTCCAAGTTTGGTTGCATCAAGCGATCCGTACTTTGAATCCCCACCAGAAAGATACTTTGTCCACTCTTCATTTAGTGACTGAATACTAGCAACATTACCATTTGCCCCTGCAATATCTTTCAGCCACTGGGTGCTCTGGAAGTCAAATTTAGCAACTTCGCTTAGAGCGCCAGCAGCAACGTTTCCGTTGTACCATGCCTGAGTGTTGTTGGCTCCGCCATTTGATGCAAGCAAATATGCGTCAGCATATCCGCTGGTAAGCCTATCGTTAAAATAAATATTAAGGCTAGAACTATCGGTAATCCCAAGAGCGGAAAGCGTTGGGAAGGAATTTGGATTTTCGTCCAATGCCTGGCCAAGCAAGAGAATAAGTGCTGGATTATCCGTAATTGCCCCAAGGCTATCTTTTCCGCCGTCAAGAATTTGCGAAACGGACCTAGGTTTTGTGGATGGATTGAGGGATAGCGCAACATCAACAATAGCGTCAATCTCGCTAAGGGTAGTGGCAATCCTTTGACCCACGACCGAACCAGAGCCAACTCCTCCACCGCTGTCCGCCGTTACCTGTGCGGCAACCGCAGTGGTGTAGAGCACGCTGTCCTTCTTGATTCCAGCAGCGAGAAGTGCGTTCTGGAATCCCTTTGCCCAGTTAGCATACTGATTTGCATTAATCGTTCCAGCGCGTAGTCGGTTGTCCCACTTGGTCTTCTCTGCATTCCACTCGTAAGTGTAGGCATTGACAATGGTCTCGTAACGCTTTGGATCTTCTGGGTCCATCTGCGAAATGATATCGGCAGCGAGTGCTCGATATTCACTGGCAGTAATCTCGCCTCGGCTAAGAGCCTCACCCTGATACCCGATGTACGACTTATTGATGTCGCTCATTGAGCTTCTATACGTTTCAAGATCCTGTGGATCGCTTGATTGATTCGCCCTAGTTTCTAGGAAGTTTACGATGTCGTCGTAGTTTGCTCCGCCACTGTTGTTGAAGTCGGAAATTAACGTGTTGTATTGCTTCTTGATATCGTAATTGTTAAGGTCAGACTTCTTCTGAACGATGGCTTGGTACTCTAGGGTTCCAGGGGCGTATCCAGCATTTGATGCCCACTGATCGTAAAACGCCTGAATGTCGTCTGCCGTTGGGACAGAACCATTGTAGGCAGTTCCAGTTTGATAGGCATTGAGCAGCGCCTGCTCCTCTGCGGAGTTTCGCTCACGCAGAAGGCTGGCGATCAACGCGGTAAGGTTCTGTCCGCCCGAGTTCGGGTTTGTGAATCGTCCTCGTCGTGCCATTATGCAGGTACCTCATTGGTGCCAGTCGGCGCTGGGAGAAGGTTCTCTTCCCCTGGCGCTGCGGCGTTTTCTGGCAGAGCTTCAGGCGGCAACTGCGCCTGGTTCTCTGGCTGGTTTAGGGACTGGCTTCCAGGAACACCCTGCTGCATCGTGCGTTGGGCATTTTCAGCCTGCTGCTGGGTGAGCATTGCCTGCTCCTGGACCTGGGCCTGCCCCTGCATCTGCATCTGCTGCATCTGCTGCATGACCTGTGCCATCGTTGCGACGGATGCAGGGTTCAGCGTGGCGTCAGTCTGCTCATCACGGATGAGGTCCTTCTCGCCAATCGGATCTTCCACACCCACACGATCCATGGCACGCTCGGCGCTCCACAGTCGGTTCTGGACAAGGTTGATCGCAGTGCTGGCAAGTTCCAGCGTGTCTCGTGGTGTCAGTTCTGGGGCAACGACATCAATGCGGTATTCTCCGCCAATGATCTCTGCGACGGCTGGGTTCTTAATCTCCCAGATACGTGCGCACATCTCCCAGACCTGTCTCATCCACTGGTAGAACACCTTGCGCTTAGGGGCAAGGCGTGCTTCGTAGTTGGCGATGAGCGCAGCGATGGCTCGGGATGAACCAAGTACCTGCGCGGGCGCGAGACCAAGGAGCAGGTCATTCAAGCCCGTTGCCACAGCAAGTTCTCGGTCGATACGACCGATGTACTGCTCAATCTGGAACGAAGGAATGAACGGCTGGATGGCACGGAGTTCGTTGCCAGGTCCAGGGGTTGCAACGCGACCTGGCTTTGGCAGCGCGTTTGGCGGTACCTCATCAGGAGCCTCTGGTCCAACGAGCTGCCACATCTGCCCACCGACGATGGACTGAATCATCTGCGCCATGGCGGTGACTCGTTCGTCCTTCTCTCGGAGCAACTGCTCGGCATCGTAGAGTGCTGGCTTACCGTATGGGCTACCAGGGATCTTGCCGTTTGGTAGGTGAACATACGGGATCTGTCCCTGATACTCAGGGTGCGCTTCGTTCTTTACCAGTGAGTTACCGACAAAGATTGCGTTGTAGACAAGCGGAGCCTTACCAGGCTTGGTTGGCACCTTGTACCAGTAGTCATAGACCTCAACCTGCATCTGCTCGTAGGCAGTCTCACGTCGAAGTGGGTTGCGCTCAAAGGTGTTGGACCACACGTTGCCGATTGGGTCATCGTGTGTGCCACGGGTTGTATATGGGAAATACCTGTCACCCTGCTTAACAGGGATGACGTCCACGCCGTAGTCCTCCTGGACCGACTGTGGGGACATGCCGTAGCAGTAGAGCGCCCAGTCTAGGCGGTTGAAGTCGCTGTCGCCAAACCCAAGGTAAAGGTTCTCTGGTCGCTCAATGACGGTAACCCGTGGCAACTCAGCAACTGGATCCCAGAAGATCTTGGCTGCGGTGTGGCCGTAGAGTTCCTTGAGGAGGGCAGCGTGCTCATGCAGAAGGTCCATCTCGTTGGCATCCCACCAACGGAAGTAGAGACGCTCGCGCATCTGGGCGGCTTCTCTATCTACTGACTCTGAGCCAGTCGGAACGTAGTTGATGACTGGTCGCACAGCCTGGATAGAGGCTGGGATTTGCACGTAGGCGTGGTGGATGTTTACTGAGACGTGTGCTCGACCAGCAAGACGTGCGCTTGGATCATCTGCCCAGTGATCGGCACCACCAAGGGTAATTGTCTCTGGATGGTAGAGGTTGTCCATGCGGCGGAAGAGTGAGCGAAGTCGGTTCTGCTCTGGCTCAACCAACTGCTTGCGACCAAGGATCTCCTGAAGCAGAAGGTGCGACTCGTCCTGGTTCGGATCAATGCCCTGTCCGCTGAGTGAGGTCTCGGACATCTTGACGGAAGCCTGCTCGCCAAGGGTAAGCTTCTCAAAGTTTGGCTTGATGCGCGAAGAGGCGCGGTTTCGTGCCGTGATGGATGGATCGTTGATGCCAATGCCAGCACCGCCAGAGACTGGTCGGTTAGCCTGACCCTTGACTGAACCCTGCTTGTTGACGGTGATGTTGTTGAAGACTGGTGCGGTGGCAATCGGCTTGCCAGCAGCGGCAGACTCGACGATACGCTGACCCTTAGCAAGTTTGCGTGCCTTGTCGGTGGCAGTGCCAATAGAGGCGATCTGCTCAGGCGTGGCGATATCAGGGTCAGTCGTGTACTGCGCTGGAATCGCTCGCGTTCCCTCGAACGCTCCAGGAATCTTTCGTACCTTGTCAGCCATCAGTCACTCACTCCAAAATATGTGAACACTGGGTCGTTCACGGGCTTCTCTGGGTTTCGCAAAGCGTGTCGCACAGCAATGGCCAGTGCCATCACTGCATCTTGCTCCAGCTTCTTATCATCCAATTTATAGGTGAGGAGTTGCCTTCGCATCTCATCCCACGCACCGCCAGTTGGCAGTTCGATTTGTCCTTTGTCTAGGACCGCTTTCAAGTCATTAAGGAGTTCCACCTTCTTCGCCTTAGTGCCACCGAAGTCAAACCCTCGGAGCGGGCGGATGATGCTGAACTCCTGTTGAAATAGTCGTCCACCGAGTCCTGTGGAGTCGACGATGGTGGTGCAGTACGCACCGTCTTGCTGGTAGAGGAGGTGTCCTTCGCGGACCATGTTCACAACGGCAGAGATACTCTGCTTGCCGCCACGCTTTCTAATCCGCGTACCGCGAAGGCACTTTCTGTCAGTGATGTCGAGTGTAATCGCCCACGTTGCGTCATGTGAAATCCCTGGGTCTACACCCTGGACATACTTATGGTGACGTGTCGGGCCTGACTCTGCGACTCCTGATTTAAATACTGCTTGAATGGACTGAGACCAGAAGAATGCGTCTCGCGCCTCAATGAAGAATCCGTCAATGTTCTGCGGGATGAGGTACTCAGCCTGCTGCCGAACAACATCATCAAAGTTCTCCTGAGTTAGTCCGTAGCCGATGTTGTCCCGTGTGGACAATCGGAACGAGATGAACTTTGAGTCGCGCTCTGGGTTGTCGGGGTTACCCTTCTCCCACAGATCTGCGTATTCGTTGAAGCCCTCAGTCGGCGTTCCAATGAAGTGGAGTGGTCCGCCAGTGGAGAGTCGCCGTAAGTTTAGCACTTCTTGGTAAATCATGAGCAAATGGGGTTCAAACGCCGCCTCGTCAAACGAGATGCCGTTCATGTCCTTACCAAGGAGAGCCTTCGCTCGATCCTGTGTGGTTCGGAAGTGAATGCTCGCCCCACCGACGATGGGATTGAACTTGATCCACGGATACTCACCACGATACTTCTTGGTGGTCTCTACGATCTTACCAAGTTCGGTGACCATTGGGCAACCGCGACCCTTCTGGGCGGGATGCTGGCCAGTGAGGATAGTCTCAATTTCTCGGAAGACTAGCTCAGCAGTCTCCTGCTGGATGCCGATGTGAAACCAGTCGTAGGGTGAATCTAGCCACGTAAGGTGGGACTTGGGATCACCATATTTCGGGTTTGGAAGTCCCAGTTTGTACAAGGCGTGGTGGAAACAGACCACCGCCATTGCCATCGTTTTGCCCGCACGGTTGCCAGCGGATACGACGGTTGTGATGTATTTCGGTCGATATCCAGACTCATCACGCTCGGAGCAGGACTTCCACCATGCAACCTGCCCAGGATTCCCCTGGATGCCAAGCCACCTGCGAGCAAAGAACTCGATGTCAGAGCGACCACGAGCCAGATCGACCGCAACTTCATTCGCTAGTTGCTTCAAGCCTTGTTGCGCTTACTGATCGCGGCTGCCTTCGCACGGGCATCCGTCTTGCTGCTGGCACCCCAAGCCTTGAGACTAAGGAGTAAGCGTGTCGGTTGACCCTTCGCGTCACGCTCTGGACCAGGCATACCGCCCATTCGGGCGAGGAATGAGGCTCGTCGCGGATTGTCGCCGCTCTTGACAGGAGCCTTCAATGTGCCACCAGTTGCAGCCTTATAGGACGCACGACCCTTGGCATTCAATCCGCCCTGCGGATTCTTGCCTTCCTTGCGTTGCCATGCAGCACTCTTGGGCATTACTTCACCTCATTATGGAAATATAGGACTTTAGGTAGGAATTCAATCTTGCCGCTAAGTGCAGCCAGTCGATTGATGAAGGTGCCGTCCGCTTCGTAGTGGCGGTCGGTGTAGCCAGCTTTGCGAGCGTAGCTAGTCTTGGCAATATAGTTGCCAGAAGTGGATTGACCCAGAGCAAAGGACGGGGTGGGGTTCTTGCTCCAACCACAGTATATCACATCTGCACCACTAGATGCAAGTTCCATCATCTCTTGGATGAAGGTCTGGTCGTAGGAGTCGTCGTGGTTGAACCACGCGGTGTATTCAGATGTCGCCAGGTCAAGCCCCTTGGCCCTCTTGTCGTGACCCCAGTCGTTGAGGTTTGGCTCTTCGTAGAACCTGACCCACGGAAACTGCTGCCAAATGCCTTCAAGGTTGATCTCAGAGCAGAGAGCAATGATCTCATCGGGCTTGTGGGTCTGCTCCCTCAATGCGCCCAGGATACGAACAAGGTTCTCCGAGTCCGCATGAGCAGTTACCACTACGGTGATACTCGCCATTGATTCTCCCTATGATGTCGCTGGTAGAGATTCCAGCAGTGTACGGGATGTACAGCATCTTAATGCCCTTGTTGTCCAGCCACGCTTGGCTGATGTTGAGCTGGGTCAGGAGGCTTTCGCCAGTCCAGTCATCTCCGTGGGCGATGTACTTGACTTCGCAGTCAATCGGCATCGTATTGACGGTCAGCCAACTGTCTTCGTTGCCGATGTTTACGACAACCTTGTCCACGAATCGACACGCCTCAACTGCATCGTATCGCTCGGTGAGTGAGAGGATTGGTCGCCGCTTATACCGAGCAGCAAACTCGTCCGTGTTTAATGCAACGACAACCTTGCCGTACTCAGCACACAGGCTGAGGAAATTGATATGCCCTGCGTGAAAGAGGTCGAATGTCCCGCCGACATAGACCCACTTGTCGGACATTACTTCTTCTTCTGAACCCCATACTCGGTGGAGTTAGGATCAAGAGCCTTGACGACGATCTGGAGTGCAGACGCTAGGCCTGCGCTAATGATCGTGCGGAAGTCTCCGCCGTTGATGTCCAGAAGCGGGATGCCCAATCCAAGGGCAACCGAGATGCTGACGGTAAGGAATGTCCGAACCGCGTCCAAAGCCATCTCGTCAATCTTGCTGTTATCAATAATGTACTTGAACCATGCGCCAATCTTACCCATAGTGGTCTTCTCCTTCTTAGCAGCCTCAGCCGCGTTTCCTGCCAGAGCCAGACCCTTTGCTCCGATTGATGCCCAGTCGACCTTTTCCAGGGCTTTTACAGCCACATCCAACTCGGATGGTGTCTTAGTATCAGATTCTACTTTTCGAGCCTCTACGGGCTTCCTAGGTGCCTCTACGTTGATTGTAGGAGCCACTGGCGCGACCACTGGAGCAGGGGCAACCACTGGCGCAGCGACTGGCGCTGGAGCGGCGACCTTGCCAGGGTGCGTGACGATGAGCAGGCACTTGTAGTCGACTGCGACCTTCTTCGCCTTGACCTTGCTATTGGCGATCTGGCGCAGTTGTGCTTCCGTCACTGGGACGCCGAACTTCTCCGCAGCGACCTTCTCGTCGCGCGTCGGACACGCCCACTGCCAGCCGTGATCGGCGCACCAACCTGCGGAGGTCATATGGCCGTAGCCAGCCTTCAGGTGTGCAGGGTCTTTCTTGGTCCACCACTTCTTCCAGACATCGTGCCACTTGGAGATCCGCACATCTGGGTAGCCGACTGGCTGCTGCACCCAGACCATAAGAGCAGCGCCCTGCTTCGCGGCTTGCATCGCGTCATCCCACGACTTAGCGTAGCGAGCCTTGCCGCCGAGTACGGCGATGGTCTGCGCGGCTTCCTTCAGCGAGCCGCCTGCGTCGTTCTTGCCCTGAACATCCTTGCGCCCTGTCGCCTTCTCGAATGCGGCGACGCCTTGGGCGGCGCTGTAGTCCACGGTGTAGCCAGAAGCCCACGAGACTGCGGCGGCAGCAGATGACCAGGTGCAGTCATCAAGGATCTGATTGGCTGCGCCTTTGACCTGCGCTTCAGCGTCAGCGTAGAGCTGCGACTTGACCCGATATTGCATTCGTTAATCCTTCCAGCGTAGTGGTCCAGTAAGGAACCAGACTAGTGTCAAACCCGTAAAGATTGATGCCATTGTGTCGCGTGTGGCTCCCTCTGGTAGCACCACAACTGCGAAGAGAAGTCCGAGGATCGTCCAGGACCCACCGACTAGATCGTTAATAATTCTTGTAATCACTTCTTATTTCTCCCTGTGTTGGAGGCTGCGACAGCAGCCGCTGCTGCTTGGGCTACCTGGCCTACGATGATTGCCACCGCAACTGGTTGAGCCTGCTTCTTCTCCTCGACCGAGAGATCTTTGCCTAGGGTGGTTACCGCAGTAATCGCTTCCCCAATGCTTTCTGAGATTGCTTCGACCGCTTCGCCAACAGCTTCTGCTACTGCGTCCGCTGGCCCTTCAGGAGCCACGCTAGGACTTGGAACTGGTTCAGGACTCGGAGTGACTTCTTCGCTTGGCGTCGGGCCTGGAGTCGGCGTTCCGCTTTGTTCTGGACTAGGATCTGGAGTTCGCGTTGGAGTTGGTGATGGTCGCTCACTAGGAATTACAACTGGAGTTCTGGTAGGATCTGGCGTAATTTCTGGAGTTGGTTGTAGCGTTTCGTCTGGAGTCGGACTTGGAGTCGGATCTGGCGTAGGGCTTGGCGTCGGCTCTTCAGTCGGAGTCGGAGTCGGCTCTGGTGTAGGTTCTGGCGTCGGCTCAGGCGTCGGGCTGGGTGTAGGCTCTGGCGTCGGCTCAAGGCTAGGCTCCACACTCTCGCTCGGCGATGGGATCGGTTCCCAAGGAATCGGGTCCCACGGTCGATTTGGTAGGCACAACCTCACCCACAGTTCGTTTTGTGGTTCGTCCGCCCACCAGAATGGACCCCATAGTTTCCATTCTCCCGTGTACGGGTTCGTTCCCCCGCACCAGATCTCCTGCTGGTTTGCGCGAGTGATTCCTGGGAGAATAAGACTTAGTGCTAGAAGAAAACCCAATACGGCTGCGGATCGCAATCATGACTCCGATTCTCCGACCCCTAGTGGTTTGATTTCTGTTGCCTCAATGATCTGGTAGGTGGCGCCGCCGCCCAAGATGCCTGCAAGTTGCAGTGCAACCTCTCGGTCTGCGCCCTTCTCTTGGCGTCGGTCAATCATTTCCTGTGCGCGAAGGCCTTCTGCAAGCGATGGGGTCAAATCCCCATCCTGTACTGCGCTATGTACGTAGTCCCGAACCAGCATGGCTAGGTCGCCCGTCGCTTTGATGGTCTTCTTCTGCTTCTGGAGGTGCTTTACTGCGGAGATACGCTTGTGTTCGTGGTCTTCGGTGAGGTGATCACGCTTGTGCTTGCCGAGAGTAATGCGGGAGATGTAGTGTCCAGCGTCTGCAAGCCACTTGGAGAGCTGCACATCCGACATTCCGTCGCGCATCTTCTTGTTGATCGCCTCAACAAGGGGGCTTCGGCAGACGTGGCAGCCCGTGAGGACTGGTGCTAGGTCAGTCATTGCTCTCGATTGTCGGGTTTGGATTTGGAATAATATCCACTTGGCAAACCCCGCAAACAAACCAAGGAAGATCTCCTACTTCGGTCAACTTAAGGGTGGTATGCATTTCGCCAAGTTCGGCATTTGGGCAACCATCTGTGTCGCATTGGAAATTGATGCTTACAAATTCTAGTGGCATTCTAACCTCAAGACTTGATGATAAAGTTTAGGAGCGCCGCCTTTGGCAACAGGCTCCCGTTAGAGGATGTGACGGATGTTGCTCCAAGGCTGGTAACACCACCAGTGACGGTGTGGGTAAGATTGGTGTTTTCTGCGCCAGAAGCTGTTGCGGCAACGTTGATTGAGTGAGTATGGGAAGTATTCGTCGCGACCATTGTTGCGCCAGCCAATCCCGTGATCGTGTTGGCGGATGCGACGGCGGAGGTAAACGCGGCGGGGTCGGTGGTGTGTGTATGGTCTCCGTGTGTGGAAACGGCAATGGTGTCCGCATGGGCGTGGGCGATGTCTGTGGTATGTGTATGAATATTTGCCGTATTGGGGGCAAAGGTACCAGTATTGTTAGATGCCGCGCTAATGGTAGCGGAGCCAGAAATGAATCGATCACGAAGGTCTGGAACGGTGAATGTTCCGCCAGGCGTTCCACCAAGCAATGCCCCTAATTCTGGGTAGGTGCTGTACGAATATGCAGAACCATCGCAGAAGAGCCAGTCAGATGGGGCAGCGGTTGTGGTCCACATGACGATAGAGCCAGTTGGCGGCAACGAGTGGGTGTGCGTTGAGCTAGAGTACGTTGCCGTTAGGGAAACTGAGACAATACCAGCGGTATCGGTTGATGCGGCGATTGGGGCAGTTCCATTAACTGCGGTAACGTAGGTTCCAGCAGGCTGGTAGGCGTGGGTGTGGACAGAGGCGGCAATACCAGCATTGGTAATTGATGCGCCAGTCCACAGCGCGCTAGACGTTTTGTATTGGATGATGTCCCCGTCAGACGGGCTTGCCGCAGAGACATCGTGGAGTTCGTCTAGTTCGTAGCCGTTCTGCACCTTGACAAGGATCTCTCCATTGTTGGACTGTACCCGCGTCACAACACCAAGGTAGACGGAGTGGGACGGCTCTGCTGGTGGGGAGCCAAAAACAAATGATCCAGGAGTGTTGCCAAGCCAAACAGCCTGACCAGCCGTGGCTGCACTGGTGTCAATGTCAACCAGGAGGCCGTTCTCAATAACGTATCCGTGCTGTCCAGTTGTCAGCGTCTGGGCTAGGATGCCAAGTGTCTTGGAGGAGCCAGCCTCAGTGGAGGCAGTAGAGAGGCTAATGAGCGCATTCGCACCGTCGGAGCCGCTAATGTAGACGACCTGCCCCTTGGTGAGCGTCGTGCCAGTGCTGTTCTTCACATAGGCGCGAAGCACGCTGGCATTGGTTGCCGAGTTTGCGGTAATGGCAGTCTGGTCAATGCCAACGGTGATTGCCGTGGTGCCAGATGAGGTGATGGGGGCGGTGCCAGCAACCGAGGTGACGTAGGTGCCGAACGGCTGGTAGGTACCATCGTGAAGGTGGCTGGTTGTGGAGTAGCTGGCATTGAGGCTGATAGTCGAGGTGCCAGCAGCGGTTGCCACGCTAATGGGCGATGTGCCGATGATTGCTGCGCCACCAGCGCCAAAGTTGCCAGTTGCCGTGCCAGTGAGGACAATATCCCCAACCGTAAGGCTGGCCATCTGGATGACACCAGTCGTTGGGGTTTCCGTAATGATGATCGTACCATCGGAGATCTGCAACGCCCAGTCCACAAGGAACTCCTCATGGAACGCATCTGGGAACGTGTGGGTAGAACCAGCCGCGCCGACGAAATCATTGTTTCGCCAGCGAGTGTTGATTACCCTAGTTGAGGTAAAGCGGGACAAGGGTTACTTGCCCCTTGCGGTCTTGGCTGAGTCCTTGAATGCCTTGGCGGTCGGAGCGCCCTTAGCGCCTACCTTTCGCATCTTCTCGCCAGAACCAGCGGCAATGCGCTTCCTCTTGGCGTTAATGTTGGCGTAGAGGCCCTTCTCGGCTTTCTCCGCCGCAGCCTTACCAGCCTTTGTGTATGGGAACTTCTTCCCTCCGACCATTGGCATTAGTCTTCTCCTAAACTCGGCATCGGCAAGAGCCGAGCCAGGGGGACGGAAAGCGAGTCAGCCGCTCGCTCCGTTTCAACATCCCATACGTGGCTGAGGATGCTATGGGCCGCTGATCCCAGCGACTCCTCCAACGCCTCAACAAGGCGCTCCACCCCTGCCTGGTGCAGGTGGATTAGTTCGTGCGCTACCACCCGTCGGATCTCGTCCTTCTTCTGCTTCCAGAGATCTGGAGAGAAGCGGATGGTGGCGTTATATAGGTTCGTGCTGACTTCTACGTCAGCCCAGGAATCGTCAGGCGGAGCGCCAGCCCCCACCGTGACCGTCCAATGACCAAGACCAAGGATGTCCTTGCAGCGATTGACGTACTGTGAAACCGCCTTGGACATTCGACCCCCTCTTAATCGGTAGCGTTGTAACTATTAATACTCCATCATGTTCTTAAGCGGCTTGCGATTCTTCGCAAGCTTTCCAATGGCAGTACCAGCAGTCTTGCCAGGTCGTGCCTTTGGATGTGCAGTGACTGAGTTCTTGCGCTTTGGCACAGCCTTCATCATGTCCTGCGGAACACGGTACTTACCACCATTCTTAATGGGGGCGTTCTTGTTCACGATGCCCGAAAGCGCCGTGAATGGGGAGAAGATGAAATCCAGCCCCTCATCCAGTGCGCTCTTACCCGTTCGCTTTGGACCGTTGAACTCCATCATCGATGGGAACTTTGGCTTTGGGTTAATTGGCTTTGGCTTCATGATTATCGCCCTCCTCGGCGTGGAGGCATTACTGGCTTGGTCTTACCAGACTTCTGGTTGACGCCAGCCTGCTTTGCCTTCATTAGTTCTGGGCTAACCTTCCTGCGGTTCCTGTCCGCTGGGCTGCCCTTAGGTCCGAATGGTCCAACCTTAGGTCCAACCTTATCTGGGCCAGTCGGTCGTGGGCGCTTTGGGCCTGGAACTGGCTTCTTCGGACCAGGGCCTGGCTTTGGCTTCAGCTTCGGATTCTTAACAGGTTCATTGGTAAGATACGATTCGTATCTCGCATCCTTCATTTTCTGGGTCGTATTAATCTTGGCAATTTTCATGATTACTTACCACCTGATCGCTTGTACGTCTGGTTTCGGTCACCAAAATAGCTAGTTCGGTCGACACTACCAGAGGTCATCGTCACTCGACCCCTACGCTTATTCCTGTCAATATTGGCTGGATTGTTTTCGTATGCGTATTCAGCGTTCCGCTTGTCCGCTTCCTTACCTGAGACCGTGTAGTTCTTAATCTTTTTGAATGTGTAAACACCAATTTTAGGATCTACCGCGGAGTAGGTACTAGTGTACTTTCCCTTTGAGGTGCCCTCTCCTGGACCCATCTTGTCCAACTGTGGACGGCGTGCGGTCGTGGTTGTCGTCTTCTTTGGCTTTTGCATTTGGGTCTTTCCGCCTGGCTCTGCGCCAAAGCCCTTCTGCGAGTTGTCCTCAATCTTTCGATTGACGGCCTGCTTACCGCCCCTTGGCGTTGGCTTCACTGGACCTGGCTTGGGGCGCTTCCCCATAAGAATCTTGCCCTTTGGCATTTTAAACTCCTTGGGTTTCCCCATTCTTAATCTGGCCTAGCGGCCAGAGCGAACTCTATTGAGTGAGAGACCAATCTTGTGGAGGGTGAGTTCGTTGCCCCCTCTGTGTCTCCCCCATATAACCAGAAAAAGGGGGTGTTTTTGACAAAAATAACATGGTTAAGATGTCTTAATCTTTCTAAGGGAGGCTGTTGAGCACAACTTAACAGGGTTGCGTTAACAACTAGGGGTGAAACCCTAGTCAAAAGGGGGGTGGCCTTATCAGAAGGGGTGTTCATTGCGGGGTTGGGTGTTCCTTACTTAAACGCGCACCCCCTCAGACATGCTACGGGGGGAGGGGGGATGTTAAGAATCCGCAACCTGCACGACAAGGGGGGTTGTCCTGTTAGACAAGGGCGCTTGTCGAGGGGGGAGGGGGGAGAAGGTGGGGCGATACCCCCTCTCTGGCACAACCCGTGCCATCCCTAGCATAGACTGGCACAACCCGTGCCACCATGCCCCCGCCAAGCACTGGCACAACTTGTGCCATCTGAACACCCCTCAACGCGCCACGGAGCGCCCCGATAATCGCAGGGGGGTACATACACCCTACCCCGCCCGTTTC